TGGCACCTTTACCTTTCTTTTTAACGACACGTAGGGTGAACTGGGAACCATTCTTACGCAATGCTTCCAGTAGTTTGTCAACCCCTTCTAAATCCACATTGACTGTGTCGATGCCCATCAATTGTAGGTCTTCAAACAATCGTGCTTGAACAGATTCTACAGTATTCCATTGATCATCTTGGAACTTGTGGAATAGGCTGATGCGTTCACCATTGTAGTCACCTTGACCACTGATAGAACCATCGACACGGAACTCAAGAATTACAGCAGGAACGCTGTCAATTGTCACTACAGCTTTGTTGCTGAAATGACATACCACATCACCTTCAGGGCCAGAGTAGTCTTTACGGGCGACTACTTTCTTTGCCACTTCAGTATTTTTTTTCAACCGTGCATTGGACTTCATTAAGGCAGCAATTGAATTTACAGGTTCAGCCATATCATTATTCTTTCAAAAGGGGGTAATTACATTCCTAACGCAACACGCAGATTCTTCCACGTTTCAGCAGCAGAGTTGCCAACTTCCATTTCATCGTTGGGAGTACACCATGTCTTGGCGACGTAATACGTGCTGGGTGAAACGCCGATGAATCTACGATCACCCACTGTGTTCTTCTTTTTAGTTTTGGCATCAACAGATACCATCACTTCTCGGCCAAGATAGAAAAGCCCGTGTAAATCCTTTTTAGTAAAGTCCCAAATCTGTTTGCCCAAGGCCGGTTGAAAACGGTTGTAATCTGGCCCACTGGGATTTTCAACCTGACGATAAGTGCTGTGTGCCACCAACACTACATTTAACCCTTTGGCCACAATGGCCAGACACAATGGGAGAAACTCACTAGACCAATAAGACTCAGCAGCTTTGGTATATCCCCTGCTGAAGCCGTTGAACTGATCACCGTCCATATCTCCACTATACTGCACTGACGCACAGTGTTGGAAACATAGATCCTGTAGCCCACTGGTGGAATCAACTACCAGTGTCTTGAGTCCGTGGGAGTTATCACGGAATCTGGTAAGCGTCTCCAGACATTTGATCCATCCGGGGTGACCAGTTCCATCCGGGATTTGATCGTGCGGGAATAATTCATCCAACACTATGATGGGGATGGCAGTGTCTACTACTTTGCGTTGTTTAAGCAGAAAGATGCCTTGCTCCCCACTGGTAGTGATAAACAACGGGTCGGGGAATTGTGCAGACAGTGAAGTCTTTCCTTCCCCCGGTTCACCATAAATCATCAAGAATTTCCCTTGTGATGTTCTGGTGTCAATTAGATCATCAAAAGATCCAGTGGACGCTGTTAATGTGGGCATGGCTTTCGTGGTTGATTGTGGTGGTGTTGGACGACGTTTAATGGGGGGTGTTGTCATTATGGTTCCTGAGAGTAATTATTATCGGTAAGCCACTTTAGGTCTAAGTCCCAGTGTGGACCCAGTTAGACGATAGTTTCGGAAGCGTTCTTGTGTTCCTTCTGTAAATGGGTTGTAAAGTCCGTAAGGTTGAATCCAATGTACTCTGTTGACTTCTTCTTTGCGGTTGTAATGAGTCATGTATTCGTACCAATCTAAAAACGCTTCGAGCATAGGGTACAGACATTCCTGCATGAACCTTTCGTGTCGTTCAGTGTTTGGCCTAATCCAATATCGAAAAAAGTGGTACTCTCGTTCTTGGTTGATATGTTCAACCAATCTGTTTCGGTATTCAGTTCGAGTCTCTTTTGATTTCTGTCTTGGGCCACTGTACCCAAATCCACCCGGTCTACGGATGTGTTGATACCAAATTTTGGCAGGTAGTAACCCGTAGGTGCCAAGGTACAGAAGTGTGTAAAAATTGATCTGTAGGTTGAGGTCAATTTCTCTAGCCAGTTCTTCTTCATTCCATTCTCCACGACATTTGTTTTCCATGATTATGTCGGCACCCTCACCATCCAAGTACCCGTTAAGGATGATTGATCTGCCAGATGGCAGTGTGAGGTTTAATTTGTGGTTTTGCTCTGACTTGGTTACCCCGTATTTGTCTAAGTCAGCACCGTACATATCCACCCATGTTGTTACTTTGTGTTGAGCCAGTGCAGTCCACCAAGCAATTTCTTCATAGTCATCGTACTCACGGCACTGTTTCTCAAACGTGTTGTGGATAAGTTTGGCAGCACCTCGCATCTCTCTGGTCTTAATGAACCCTTCTATGCCTGCTTGAACCAGCAGACCATAACTCATGTTTTTGTTCCAGCGTTCTACGGCTTCCATGTTTTTAAGGTAGGAGACTTCAAATGCAACTTTGTCTACCAACCACAGTTCAAGGCCCGACAGGCTTAGACCGTTTTGTTGTGGGGACCATACTGGTGATGACTGAGCCATTTTTAACAGCCTGACAAAAGGGGTGGAGGTCTTTGAGGTGGATCACTACCAATGAGTTGGCTCTGTCATCGAACTCACCGATGACAATAACTGCCAGCTTATTTTCTTTGGTGGCTTTCTCTCTTTCTTCCACCATCAAGTCTCTAATCATTTTGTTGTTGTGGCGGGTGTACTTACAACTAATGAATAACGCGGGGTGCAATGAGTCACTGCGAGTCATTTTTGAGTTCCCACCACTTAGTGCATTCCTCACTGAAGAAAATATGGTGGCAATGAATCGTTCAAACGACTTCCAAGTATCCCTGTTCATAAGAGTGTCCATGTAAATAAAATAGATCACACACTGGCGTAGAACCATTGTCGATAAGTGTGTGGTCTGGGAGGGGGTTGTCACACCCACAATGAATGATGTGGAACCCGTGAATCCACCAACTACTCAACAACTTCGTTATGTTGGATAGACGTGAGCGTTTTTAACTTTGAAGCTGGTACGCACAAACAGCAGGCACACTATGCCGTTGTCTTTGTTTTAGTCGATGAAGGTTTGCTCGGCTTACGCTTGATAGGCGGTTTTGGATCAGGGTTGTCGTTACTGTCATCACTGTCATCAAGTTCTGTATGTGCATCTTCTTTGGCTTGTGTGGCAGCAGCTTTGATGGCAGCGGCACGTTCAAAGCATATAGTGTGGTGTCCATCGAACATGATGGGGAAGTCAGCGTAGTTGTCTCGTTCTTTCTTAGTCAGAGATACGTCAGTGAGTTTCAATCCTTCACGTCCTTCAATTAGTGCCAGTCCAATTTTTACAAATGGCCCAACCCAATCTCGGTCACGGTCTTTGCTACCCTTCTCAGCAGTCAGTTTGTTCCAGTACCCTGTAAGTGCGTTGGCGGCACCACCTTTAGTGAAGCCTGTACCTGATGCAACTTCTTCGAGAAACTTACGGAACAACTCAGCCGTGTCTTTGTTGATACAAATCTCACCATTGTTGTCTTCGTAGATACTGGCCACGTAAGTCAATGCTGCCAAGTGTGCTAGGCTCATCTTCAGCCCACGGTTGCCACCATCAGCATCATCAGCATTCAAAACTGTGGTTACGAATTCACCCAGCAATGGATGCCGGTTCTGAATAAAGGATAGCATTTCACTGATTACAAATTTGGGGGCGGACGACACCAATGCCCCACCTTCAATCAACCACACTAATCGGGCAGCACCGGCCAATGTTTTTGTCCATGTCTTTCTTGCGTTGACAGTATCATTCCATTTGTCAGGTATCACAGTATCCACCCATGGGTCACGGAACAGTACATCACTGTGATTCCGTGCTTTACCAGTATCTACAGTATCTGCGGTATCATGTTGAACACCGTACACTACAACTACATCCCACGTTGTTTCTGCCGATGGCCAATCCTCCCCTTTGTCGATGGCTTGCTGTGCCATGACCAGTCCTGTGAGTCGATGTTGGCCAGAGATGAGGTGTTCATTGCCGTCTTGGTCCACGGAGAAGATCAATGGCTCACCATTCTGTTTCCAGTTACCTCGGAGAGTTTCATTGGCGTACAGCTTGGCTACTGCTCGTGATAACGGACGGTTGGAGTCATTAAAATTTGTTAGGCAGCTTGCCGCAAAAGGTGCATCAATCCGTATTACTTTGGTTTTGATATCTGATTGCGCAATATCTGTCTTGCTAAAAAGGGTCACCAGTTTCATCTTACTACACACTTTCAAAAGAGGGTTAATTACTCGTTGTGCGGTCATTCTACACACTGCTGGAACTCTGTCAACAATAAATCTTTTATTTTCTTTCACTATTTACAGCGGCCAGTAATGCCCCCACATTGACCATTACAGTTTTCCCTGTCATATGCTCGGTTATGGGCAGGTAGATTATTTCCTGTGATAGTCGGTGGGCATTGACATTGTTAGTGGCTTGGATGAACTCCATTTGTGAAGTCATGGGTTTGAACGCATGACGGGCAGCTATACCTATGTTGTTAAGGGTTGTGACAATGTTGGTTTGCTGGGAGTAATTCATTCCGGGGATACGTATGTCATGCACCCAGTTCACAGTCCTAGGCGGCATTAAGTATTCTGGAGGTAATAATGTGTTG